GGTATTAGCCTACTCATAACTGTCATCTAATATCAGCCACGAAGCTGACGAATCAAGCTGAACGAAACTGGTTCAAAGCTTGTTCCTCAAGCTGACGAATCAAGCTGAGTTATCAGTGAGGCATGGTTCAAGATGCGTGTGGCACAGTTAGTTCTTTGACAAATAGGCTGTTTGACCCTGTGCAAGGGCACAGTCTCAGGGAAGGCGTAGCGTTCTTGAACCGAAAGGTCCGTGACACGGAACGTGAGTAAAGGTTAGTGTGTAGTGAGCGAAACGTGACATTGTTCACGTGTAGGTATTTGCGATTAGATGTGGCTCAGTGTGTGGAGAATAGTCCACACAAGTAGTGTAACGATGAGAACGATTAGTGGTTTACAAAACTTTATTTGTGATGTATAATTCATTAGTCGTTCGACATGGGTACATTACACCCAAGGAGTTTTAATATGGCAAAGAATGCTAATGGTACACAGTCACAGGTTCAGGAACAGAAAGTTGTTCAGTCTACAGAAGTAAAGTCACTTCATATCAAAGGTGAGAATGACAAAGACTTCCGCACAAGCGATGGATTCTTCAGGGACCCATTCACAGGTGTTGAGTTCACAGGTCAGGAAGAACGTCTCCAGCTTGGAACAAAAACACCACGCATCAAAGATTCACAGGGCAATGCAATTCCTATTGCTTACAAGTTCTGGACAAAAGAAGAACGTGAAGCTGCTAAATCAGGCACATCATCTGGTTCAAAATCTGGTTCAACTGGTTCAAGCTCAAAGAAATCTGAAGAACTTAGAAAAAATCTTTTGAGCCTTCAGGAATACCTTGAAACAGTTCTTCCAGGTGACAAGAAAGTTGCTGAAATGATTGGCGCTATGCTTCCACCTGACCCAGAACAGGAAAAGCTTGCTAAGAAGGTTGCTGGCATGACAGAAGAACAGAAAGCAGCTCTTAGAGCTCTTCTCAACGCTTAATAAGTCCTGTTCCAAAGCACATTATTTCGATAGTGTGCTTTGATAACCGGATTTAATCTGGCCTGCATCATTAGATGCACAATCAAATTAAATGGAGGCCTATCATGGCTAAGTCTAAGATTATTCTTAAGAAAGTGACAAAAGTCACAGAACAGTGGAACGCATTGAAGGATGCCATCAATGTGAAGTTCTCAGAACATTCAGGTTGGTACACATTCAAAGGTGTCGAGAACGGCATGTTTGTCCTTGCTCAGCGCAACGGTGAAACATTTCGCACAAATCAGATTTTTTGTAAGGTATTATAAATGAAACAGATTAAGAATCCTGAATACATAAAATGGGCACGTGAATTACGTAAATGGGCAATGTGCAATGATTTCTATTGGGAAGAGCGCATTGATGAGCATACTGGCAGATTGCATCCTTTTTCAGTTCCTCAGATGTTACGTTTGCAGGACAACGAAAAGGTTCGTAGCTGGTTCGAACTGAACCCAATGCCTGCTAAGACAATTGACGACCCAGAGTATGTCGCAATGCAGCAACGTATTACTGAGCTTGAAGAACGATGTAATAATCTTGAACATGGCAAAGACATTGACATAAGCAAGCTGTTACGTGAATGGCATGAGCATAGAGATGCATTAAGCATTGAAGATGTACAGTTCGTTGTTGACAAGCTGTTATTACACATGCGAATCAATGATACACTGAACATTATGTGGTCAGTTTCTAAAGAAGACGAACACTTCTACACAGACAAAGGTCTTGAAGTGCCATTCAGCTTCTTAGGTTCAGATGATGAGTATCACATGTCGATGTTATCAGTATACATTGACAGCTTCCTTGTAAGTCGTAACAAGACACGTGAGCAGCGTTATTATGAATGCTTACAAGCAGATATTGACAAGAAACTTAAAGAAAAGGAGTGCTAAGATGCCTGAATTAATCATGGCCTGTGCCAAATTGAAGACAGCAATGTCAAATAAGTATGCTGTTGAGAGGTACACAATCATGAAGAGTCCTAAATACACTCATCCTGGTTGGGTAGAACAAGAAGCTAAGCTTAAAGGAGCAGTGTATGGTAGACGTAAGATTTCTACACGGTAAATGGTTTGTCTGGTATAATGATAAGCTGTTCATTGTAACAATATCCTTTATTTATGCAACAAGAATGAGGGAGGTGTTGAGTGATGGACAAAGCACAAGATAAACCTTGGACACGCAAAGAATTGTCAATGCGTATTGGTTTCAGTGAACTTGCTGAAGCAGTGATTGAGCAGTGGCACAAGGACGGTGAACCTGCTTCGGACAGAGAAGCAATGGAATACTGGTTCAAAGTGAAGCAAGAATGTGATGAGCGGGAGAACAAATAATGGAAACAGTATTAGGTGTACTTGTGATTATTATTGCTGCCGCAATATTCGGTGTAGTGCTGAATCCTTACTTCTGGCAAGGTTTCAGGAATACTAAGTTCTGGGATGAGCAGAAACGTTCTAAGAAGAATGTTGATAGCAAAGATTTGATAGACCCAGACTGTAAGGATTTCTAATGGACAAAGAATATATGCTTGAAACACTTAAACGTGTTATTCCTGAAATGGAAGCTAAATACAGGTCTTTGTTTAGCACTGACGGGTCTAGCAAATCAATTAAAGGTGCTGCTGTAAATCGCAGTAAGCGTAAGAGATTGCTGGACCTTGCTAAACTGATTGAATATCTATTGATGTATTGCCCTGACAGTATGGAAATAACAAATCCTGATTTATGTCATGCCTTTGATAGATTAACTGAACCAAGAAGAATAAATGGTGGAGAAAACAAATGAGAATCAAACAGAATAAATTACCTGCAAAACCAGACAAATACTATGTGAGATTTGTGAATGGTATTCATGCTATTGTGTGCTTGTATCACGAGCCTTGTTACTGTGTTAATGTGATTACACATGATGGTAAAAAAGAAACAAGACACTGTCATCCTTTAACTAAGGAACAGTATGACATCTACATGGAAGACAATCCTGCTAAGCAGATGGAAATGATTGCTAAAGGAGGCAAGATTTATGGACGCTCTAAATAAAGAAACTATTTCAGCTCTTGAACACATCATCTGTGTGTCTGAAGATTTGCTTAATGTCAGTATCACTCAGAACATTGAGAAAGAAGAACTGATTATTGAAGACCAGAACTGTGAACGCACAACAATAATGAATTGTGCAGTAAATAGTGTTGGTGCTACTGTTCGTCAGGTGTGCAGACATATAGCTAAGCGTGATTTGTTTAGCTATGAACCTAACTATGTAATAGGAAACTGACATGGCTGATAATAATTGCAAACGAAAGATAAGATACATAAATCCACCGAAAAAGTGTGACGTATGTAATGGTCCATTCATGAACGACTGCTTCTATGATGCACGAACAGTGCAAGGTAGTTGGGCAAACATGTGTATAAACTGTTTTCATGAATATGGTGTTGGTCTTGGCACAGGTAGAGGTCAAGAATATCAGAAAGAAGGTATCGATTGGTACAAGACAAGAGGATAATTATGCTGATGAATAGCAATGAGCTGATGCTCTCAATAAATAAAAGATTACAGAATTCTGGAATCATAGATGATATTACTGATTTCTATCATGAACATCCAGAATATTTCACTACATGTTCTGATGGTGTAACTATTATCAGTTCATGTTCAATTAGTATAGCAATGTGTTGTAAACCTGAGCAGAGACAGGACGCTGATGTGTTTGTTATGGCAGATATAGGAGCAGCAGGTGTGGTACAGGTTTATTTGTCTGACCATTCACGTACAACAGGTACTCCAATCTCATTGGAACGTAGCATCAATGGTAAGGAGGTTAGCAAATATGTTTGCGACTGAGAATGAGTTCAGTATATTCTTTACTGCTAAGCTGAACAAATATGGTATGCGTACAACACGAATCGAATCTCATAGTACTTCAAATGGTATTCCTGATTTGTATGTTGATGGTCATGGATTTGATTGCTTCATTGAACTCAAGAATGACAAGAAGCTTAGCGTTCATGACAAGACAATCAAGGTACAGTGGAGACCAGGACAGCAGGCTTGGATGTATGAATACTTCTTAAAGCACAGACGTTCTAAGTGTTGTCTCACAATCATTGCTTGTTCTGATGGTTGGTTCATTATTCCGATGACAAGCATATTCAAACAGAACATTATCTATAATGCAGATAACTTCAGCATCAGTAATGATGACCTGAAACATGTAACTCTTGGTAGATTGCTTGATTTGATGACAACATATTTCAGCAATAACACAGCAACATATCGTGATATGATTAATGCAATGGTCACACGTTTCTATACTCTCAAGAATGCTGAGATAGACTATGACCCTGAAGTGCTGTGGAATAGCAAGAATGTGGACGATGTGTTCGACAGTGCTGTGTTTGAAGCTGCTAAGATTGATATGTTTCTGACTTTAGAAAACACATTGATGAATGTAGACTAGACCTGCCTCACTTGTGAATATACAAAAAATAATTTTTAATTTTAATTTTTTAATTCGAAAATTAAATTTTTTTCCCACTCAAATTAAAAAATTAAATATTAAAATTAAAAAGTGTATATTCACAAGTGACCAAGATTAGTCTCGCTGTTCAAGGTTGCTTCTCAAAAGTGAAGCTGTTATCGTTTTCGTTCTATATAAGGAATTATAAAAGCGAAGATAAAATATAGCATATAAATATTTTAATTCTAAACGAAATTATATTAGCTAATTAGTCGAATTAGAATATTTATGTGTTATATTATACACATACACCAATCACGTATGTGGTTGAGAATAAATATTTATTTTTTAAGGAGACTACTATGGAAAAGGTAGCAGAAAACAAATCACAGGTTGCACAGCCACAGGCAAATGCACATGCAGCAGACAAAGATGCTGAACTCAAAGCAAAAAAACAGGCTTCAGCTAAAGCTTGGAAAGAACGCAAGGACAAAGAAGCAGCTGAACGCAAAGAAACTGCAGCTAAACTTATCAAGTATCTTGCAGACAAAAAGGTTGAATTGCCAGCTGAATACAGCAAACTCTTGAATGAAATTGCAAATCCTGCAGCTCGTTCTGGCAGCTCAAACGGTGGTATCTTTGAAAAACTCTTCGGTTCTAACCCACAGGTTGGACAGAAAGTTACACTCATTGAAGTGTTCAACAAGACTTACAAGTCAAAAGCAGAACTTGACCGCGCTGTTAAAAACTGGGCAGAAAAAGGAATCATCGTTGAATTCAAAGCTGCACCAAACATGCTGGACAGCACATACACAATCACAAAGCTTGCTTAATAGCTTGACTTCTTGATTGTTAAAAGACCTAGCCTTCTTGGTTAGGTCTTTTTTTTATGTCCATACAAAAATCTAATTAGCTAATAATTATATTTGTAGTGTTTATATTATACAATAGGAGTATGAATATGACTGAAGATAATGAATTAAGATTCGTGCATCGTGAAGAAACATTTAATGACTTAGCTGTACGTGAACTTGCAACGTCACGTTCAGCTTGTATTTGTAGACTGCAATTCGGTGCATGTGAGAAGACTGACTGTGAAAAGTGTGAGATTGGCAGTGAGTATCGTAACTGTTATAATCATATGAATGACTATGATAGAGCACGACTGTCTTCTTATGTATCAAAACAATATATGCAAGATTCACTATATCCAGGTAAATGGATGAGCTACAAGAAGCTGTGTAATCACGCAGCTAAGTGGACCGCTCTCATTATTGTATGCTTGCTATTGCTTATATTGCCTCTAGCATTGATGAATCCAGGTGATAAGCCAAAGCAGACAAGTCCAGAAACAAATGACCAGATTATTGTAACAATTAAACTGACACAGAAATATATCACAGACCTTAACAAGGATGGAAAGATAAATTGCATTGACTATGCTTGTGGTTTCAAAATGATTTGGGATAACATCTATCCTGAAAGAAAAGATGATTGTATCATTATCAGAAACAAATCATTGACATTAAACCACTTGTATATTGGTATCTATGAAGGTAATGACATTATATTTGTAGAACCTTGGACAAACGACCCATATAATTATAGCATGTCGGATATATGGGGTTACAAATGGAATCCAAGATATAACAAGTATGATGAAACAGATAAATGGTTAAGTGAGGTGCACAAATGAGAGGAGCAAAAGGTCCATATCATGACGGTTATGCTAATCTAGCTGCTGCTATTATAGCAAGTGGTGTAAAGAATCATGACACAAGATTTCTTGAAAGTGATTGGTGTGAATTGCTAAGAGAGATTTGTAACTTAGATGATGTGATATATGGTGGTAGAAACATGCAAGCATGTGGTCGTTCAGTTACTTCATCAAATAAAGGAGGATATGTAGGTGAGTTCAATTAAGTTGAAGCCGTTCTTGGAAACAGCTAATGTTTGGGTAAAGAACAGTAGCTGTTGTCGTGTGCAGGTAGGTGCAGTAATCTTTAATATCAAAACTAAAAGACTGCTCAGCATCGGATATAATGGTACATTGCCTGGTCAGATTCACTGTAACAAATTGTTTCAGCCACGTGAGAGTGATTATCTAGTTCACTCTAACATTAAGAAATATCTTTGTGATGTGTATACAGAATCTGTTACTGAAGAAGGCTGGAACAGTGTAGATACTGATGAAGCAAAGACTATGCATCATAGATTTTCTGACCTCTATGAAGTGCATGCAGAACAGAATGCTATCTACAATTTGATTAAGACAGGTGCTTCATATGATACAGACAACCTTGCTATCGTAACAACAGTAGAACCTTGTGAACAGTGTGCTAAAGCAATTGCTGCTCTTGGTATCAAGCATGTATTCTATGAAGTAGCTTATGATAGAAATACAATTGATATACCAAAGTATTTCTCAAGACTTGGTATTGTCTGTAGACAGGTGGAATCAAATGGAGAAGAGCTATAAAGTTAAAGGTGAAGAACGTTATGTGATTCACATTGCAGAATATCAGAATGGTATTGAAACAACAGGTGGATTCTATTCTAAAGATGAATTGGAACCTGTATATAATGCTATATCAATTACATATGATTCCAAGCATGCAACAGAGCTGCCATTAGATTGGCCAAAGATGGAATTCCTTGATGATAATAACAAGAGACAATTCATTAAGGATATACGATATGAAGATGAGCCTGCATATATCATGCAAGATGGAACATTAAGCAATGAGGTAACAGAATAATGGCAATAAAGCAATGTCCTAAATGTACATACCCAATGAAGAAGGTTTATACAGATAAGTATATCATTACTATCTGTACAAATAACAAATGTTTGCATAGCTATAAACGTGCTATACCAAAGGAGAAGAAATGTTAGACGAATCAGAATGCAAGAACTCGGGTGGCTGGTTCAAAGACCCATTTACTGGTGAAGATATTGGACCTGATTATCCACGTGCTGTGACATGTAAGAGTGGCGATAAGTGGGTGCAGCCTGCTGTCTGTTTCCAGAATGGCAACATCGTTAAGATTAGTGGTCGCTGTTGGAATGATGATGAACGTGCTTGCTATAAAGAATACAGAGGCAAGCCAGCTGGTACACCACGTGAAAGAAAACCACGTGAACCAAAGCCTGTTGCACCTAAAGCTGAACGTGCAGTAAGTGAGCAGGTTGAAGAGCAGGAAAGAGAGGTTGTGAAGTATGACCCTGAATCTGCAGCATCTGTAGAAACACTAAAGATTCTTGCTGAAAGTGACCGTATCATTGGAGTATCACAGATTGCTGGTTTGACTTACGCACTTGTAACAAAGAATGGTTCTAAGACTGTTCATCATATTCCACGTGCTTGTATTCCTGATGCGGAGTTCGACAGACTGTGCTGCGGAGATGCTTACTAATGCGTGTAGAAAAGATTAACAGTAAATACTTACCACCATGTAGTGAACATGATTGTCCTAATCATGCAGAGTATGAAATATATGTAGCAATCTTTTGTATTAAACTCTGCAAGAAATGCATGGAAGAACTCATACAGCAATGTAATAAAATGATTAGCTAATACTTATATTTATACTAATAGTGAGGTATAATAACTATATGATGAAAGTAAAAAACAAGTGGAATGGTAAGACCTACACAGTCAAGAACTTTGATGGTCCAGCTGATGAAGTAACACTCATCAGAGAAGATGGTTCTGAGTTTACAATAACCCAGAAAGATTACAGATTTAATTATCGTGAGGATAATGATGAAAGAAGAAGAAGTTAAAATCGATGTGAATGTTAAAGACTATCTTGAAAAAATGAATGCAGAAGATTCAGCCTTCATCACTTTAATGTGTGTTGATAAGCTCTGCGCTAAAGCACAGGAATTGAAAGACCTGTACATGCAGCTTGCTAATACTTATGGCATTGAAATGGGTCTTATGAATATTACTTGTATTGTTCAAGTCTCATCTCCTGAATTATCACCTTTTATTCCTGTTCAAGGTTTTCTTGGTACAACTGATGGAATTAAAAATGGTCTTGCTACAATGATGACTACAGGTCTTAAAGAACTTTCAAGAATGAAGAAGGAAGAGAACGATGGCTAATGATATTATTATTCGTAAAGCTAATAAAGACTATGTCTGCTCTTGCTGTGGTCACATCATAAGAAAAGGTGACGAGTATCTGGATAAATGTATTTTTAATATGAATAAGATTGTTAAGCATGACAGATACCACGATGAATGTCCAGTTGATTCTAAGATTGTTAAACTTATGGACAGGATTGAACAGAATAATGGTGATTTAATGTGTTCATTAGATGGATACAAGATTCATGTAATTGGTATTATCTTTAAGAAAGATGGACCATACATAATGTTCAGAGATTGGGTAGGTAGTACTGTGAAAGGTACACCAATTGAATTTGGTAAACAGATAAGGGATTGTAATGGTGAACCAATTATTTAATCTTGAAGCAGTTGAATATAAGATGCTTAACTATTTTACACAGGCTCAAGAAGCTGCTGAGAAATCTTGCAAACATAAGCATGACACAAATACAATCAACATCAATTTTGCAGAGCTCAGTAAGCATATGCAAGGAAAGATGAGTATAAGAAAGACATCTTGAATATCTTACGTGATATTATTTCACGTGGATATACAGACTATGAAGACTATAAAGACCAGCTTGCTGCAGTTGATTTGTTGTTGCTTGAACCTGAAGAAAAGCAGGCAGCATGGAATTTGTACTTAGCATGCGGTAATCGTGGTCTTGTTAAGACATTTACAGCTAATGAAATGGAGGAAGATAATGGCTAACTATTGTTTTCAATGTGCCTGCTATGACCAAGATACATGGGACATTGATAAGAATCACCCTTGTTCGTTGCTCAATACATATGTAAGAGCAATCGGATGTTGTCCTGGTTGGAGACCAATCGAGTACTCACCTGAAGAGAAGGCAGCTCGTGAAGCTGAGCGTGAAAGATTGCTTGCACTTGGTAATCGTAATAACACTGCTACACCAGCTGCTAAGCAGAAAACAGAAGTAAAGCAACGAAAGACTTCAGTCAAACCTGTTACTGAACGTGAAGAGGAAGTTCAGGTTAAACTGTTTGACCATCAGAAGAATGCACGTGAAAAGTTTAAGGACTTGAATGAGATTGCATTGTTCTTTGAAATGGGATGTGGTAAAACACTGACATCAATGATGATTATCTGTGACAAATATAAAGCAGGTTTGATTGATAGCTTGCTTGTTGTTGCACCTAATGATGTACACAAACAGTGGTTTGATGACTTGTGTGATGATGAATCAACTCTGTCTATAGCTATTGCACAGGAAGGAGTTGAATGTACAGGTCAGATTATTGGTGGTCGTGGTGGCCAGAAAGCATTCTATGAATTTGATGATGAAGATGAGAAGCTTCATATTGTTTGTGTAAACATTGATACATTCTCGACACCACATAAATGGGAAGAGATTGTTGAATGGGCTAACAGTCACAAGACAGCAATCATCGTTGATGAAGCCACAGTAATCAAGAATCCAGACAGTAAACGTGGTCAGCGTATGCTTTATGAGTTTAATAATATCATGAAGAATCGTAAGACAATCATTGCAAGTAAGAAGAAAGACAATACTCAGGTTCGTGTTGTTCTTACTGGTACACCAGTTACAAATGGTCCAATGGATTTATGGGCTATCATGGAATTCATTAAACCAAATTACTTTGGTCGCAACTACTATTCATTTAAGAACTATTATGGTATGTCTACACAGATGAATGTAGACCAAGCAATGCCTGATGGTAAGGTTCGTAGTAGAACTATCAATGTTCTTCTTAATGAAAAGACTTGGCATGGTATCAAGGAATGTAGAGATTATGCAGAAGCGTTCATGATATTTGGTTGTTCAGAAGATACATACATGACAATCAAACATCAAGACAAATACATGGGTCCATATAAACATGCTGATGAATTAAAGAAGATGCTTGAACCTAATGCTGTATTCGCTAAGCTTGTTGATTGTGTTGACATGCCACCATGTAATTACATCGTTAAGGAAGTTCCTTTATCTCCTGCACAGGAAGCATGTTATAAGAACATGCAGCATGACTTACTTGCTGAATATGACAATCATATTACAACAGCAAAAAATAAACTCGTATCTGCTATGCGTTTACAACAGATAGCATCTGGTTTTATTATGGGTCATGAAGAGGAAATCGTTGATGAAGATGTTCCTTGCTGGGCTGAAGATAACTATGATGTTATGCCTGATGAAGTTGTCTGGCTTGGTGATACTAACCCTAAACTTGAACAGCTTAAGCGTGACGTTGATGAGCTTGACAAACCATTGCTTATCCTTACACGATTCTCTGCAGAAGCTGACAAGATTTATCAGATGTTGAAAGATGATTATAGCTGTATGTTGTTTACAGGATGGAAGACAACAGGTTCTATTGAAGATTTCAAAGCTGGTAAGTATGACATAATAGTTGCTAACACAAGTAAGATTGCACGTGGTTTCAACTTACAGATTGCACACTCAACAATCTATTATTCAAATACATTCAGCATGGAATTGAGACAGCAGTCTGAGTTCCGTACTTTCCGTATGGGACAGAAGCATCCTTGTACTTACATTGATTATGTATCATGTGGTATTGATAGAACTGTTCTTGATTCACTCAAACTTAAGAAAGGTTTGCTTGAATATATTCGTGATAAAGATATGAAAGAGGTGGTGATGTAATGGCACTGAAACCAGTTAGCACACGATATGTAACTAAACTTGTATGTGAATTTTGTGGTCATATACAAGATAAAGTTGATATACCAACAGAACATGAAGGTGAGGAAGTTACTTCTCTATGTCCTGCTTGTTGTATAGGTGAATTAAAATATGAACAGTTACCTGTTACAGAATACGTCGATGAGGAGGATGACGATGAATAAAGCAATCGCTAAAGTCTGTCCTAGATGTGGGCAGACCACATGGGTTGGTATGCCAGCTGAGAACTATGAAGCATGGCAGATGGGTGTGAATATCCAGGATGCTTGGCCTGAAGGCTCTGCCACTGAATGTGAAACACTTATCAGTGGCTTTTGTCCTTCATGTCAGAACATAGTCTTTAAGGAACCAGAACCAGGAGAATCAGAGAATGAATTATAAACAGCGTAGTGAGTTCCGTAAAACAGACAGATGGCATAAGTGGAAGGCTAAGTGTAGATTACATACATCAAAGGATTTCATTACAAAAGAACCTCTGTGTCGTAACTGGAATCTGCACCACTTAGACCTTAATGTTCAGCGCTATGATAATATAGAAGACATGAACAGGTTTATGCCACTGAATCCTAAGACGCATGAAGTAATTCATGAAATATTTAAGTGGTATAAGAAGGACCACAAAGTCCTTGACCGCATAAAGAAAACACTTGATTTAATGGAGGAATACACTTATGGACCAAACCCAGTGTCAGATGCTAGTGAACATAATGAAGAACACAGTAAGAGAAGCAACAATGTTCAAGCACAACAAAACAGGAAACATGTACATCATGTTAAACGACCAACTAATAGAGTGCACTAATGGTCGTGAAGAAAAGAAGTACTGTTTGTATGCCAATACAGAAGGTAAAATCTTTGTTCGTGAGCATGATGAGTTCTACAACAAGTTTACTAAATTATGAATGTGGTAAAATATATTAGCTAATAAATTTTTTCGGTATATTTATAGTTTATAATTACTAGTATGGAAGATAAAATTAAACAGTTAGTTCATGAACTTATGCAGCCAGTGTTTGACCAGCTTGTTGATACTTGCTGCACTATGTTCAAAGGTATGACGGATAATCTGCCTGCTGATATGCCTGAATCAGAAAAGGAAAAGATTATTAAACAGATACTAGATGCACAGGCTCAGTCAATGACAGCATCTATGAAAGGTATAGTACCTGAAGACTTTGCAAATAAATTAAAGGAGGCCGTTAATGGCAGAAAATGATTTTGATTATCTTGATGCTGGAATTCAGCAGCAGGATGGAGCAGTGCTTAAGAACCTTTCTCAGATGGGTGAGAAGTTAAAGGAACTTAAGGTAACAATGGAGACAGCTAAAGCTACTGCTGAACAAGCTACTAAAGCATACGAGCATTATGCAAACGTAGTTATTCCACAACAGATGTTCAGTGCTGGTATTGATTCTATTGGTCTTTCTTCTGGTGGTAGCTTGAAAGTTAAACGTAACTTTTATTGTCAGCCAAACAAGAATGCAGAAGACAAAGCTACTATTGCTAAATGGCTTCGTGAAAATGGTGGTGAACATCTTATCAAACATGATGCTACTGTATCAGCAGTTGACTTTGATAAACTTCAGGAATCAGGTGTACCTTACATTGAAAACACATCTGTAAACAGCCAGTCTTTGAAAGCATTCTTGAAAGATAAGATTGGTGCTACAACTGGTATTCAGCAGATTTCTATTGATGATATTCCTGCATGTATTCATTTCCAGGAAGTAACTACAGTAGAATTGGAGGTGTAAATGCAGCTTACACCACGTAATGATTACGTACTTGTTGAGCGTACAACAACTAAGAAAGAAGTTAAGAAAGGCTCAATAATTATTGCTAATGACACAACAGTAATCACTGATACTGTTAAAGCAATTGGTGGCTCAGTAGCAGACCTTGCTGTAGATGATGTAGTCATCTTGAAACAGTATCGTGATGAACTTGCTGTTGATAAAAAGTTTGGTGAAAATCTTTTCCTTATTAAGGAATCAGATATTATTGCAGTAGAACATAAATAGGAGGTTATTATGTCAAGCAAAGCAAACAAAATAGCAAAGGATATTAAACAGGAACCAGTGCCAACAAAAACAATCAGTTACCGTATTGATGTAGAGTTGTCAAATGTACCTGGTATCAGAACAACATACATGCAGGTTACTGGTGTTCCAGAAGATTTGCCACCTGAATATGAAAACACAGTAATGCATACAGCTGAAGCACAGTTTGCAAGTGCTTTGAACCAGCGTATGTATCTTGAGTTCTATACAGAAGGCAAGACAAGTAAGGATGAACAGCCTGTATTCTTCAACCTTACAAAGATTGATAGTGTTCAGATTAAGAGCATTACAAAGATAAACTAAATACAAAGAGGAGCATGCACTATGTCATTATTTGATGATGTGTATGGCCTTTCCTACAAAGCTGCTGATAACAAAAGAAGAATTCTAAATGAAGAGTTGAAGCAGCAAGTAGGAAAAGGTTTCTCCTCGCAAGAGGAGCTTGAAGAGTGGGCACATGACCACTTATTAGATAAAGTTGTTTACATGAACATGAACCACAAGTTCTTCTGTGTATCACATAAAGGTGAGTTAATCAGTGCAGAATCATTCATTGATTATTATAAATCACTTCTTTACTATTCTGTTAAGCAAGGTTCTAAGGTTGTTGAAGTTCCTTGGACACCTGAAGGATATGAATTTTATGACAAAGCATATATTGCTGCTGAGCAGTCTGACGGTGTACATCGTCCTCTTTATTATCGAGATTATACAGTTCCTAGTGGATATTATAGTGAAGAAAAAGATGCGTTCAACGTTGCTAAACCCTTCCCAGTGTTTGCAAAAGAAACAGGCAGAGATACTTCGCATATATACACGTATATCCAACATATTGCAGGTGAGTGTAGCATGTGGCTGCTTGCTTGGCTTCGTGCTAAACTTCTTTATCCTACTATAAAAACACAGGTTGTGCCTATCATTGTTTCAAGAGCACAAGGTTCTGGTAAGACAACATTTGCTGAAGTAATCTGCAAAGGTTTATTTGGCAAAGAAAATGTAATTGTATCTGACCAGTATGATGCTACAGCTAGATTTAATGCAGACTATGCTGATGCTCTTATTGTTTGTCAAGAAGAAAAGGAATTGGAAGACAAGAGAAATCCTGCAGGTGCTCTTAAGTCACGTGCTACAGCAACTACTATTCGAAAAGAACAGAAAGGCTTGGACCCAATTTACCAAGAAAGTTATACAGATTTTATCATGACCACAAATAAAGATGTTCCTATCAAGTTTGATGGTCGTGAAGACCAACGAAGGTTTATGATTATGGAAGCAGACGAACATTTCACAAGAAAAGAATCAGCTTTAGCTGATGAGGTGTTCAGTAAATTATATGGTTATGATTCTGAATACAACAAAGTAGGAATACCATTCCAAGAAGATAAGGACTTGATAGCACAGTTCAAGCATGAACTCTTCAGTCGTGAAGACATTGCTAAAGTGCCATTAAGAAACTTTCCAAAGACAGCAGCATACAATCGCTGTTTCACATTGCCACGTACAAGTGAAGCAACTGAGATTGAAAGTATCATGCGTTCACTCGCACCATTTATCAAAGCTTCTCTTATTGAAGAAAAGCTTGTTGATGAATTACCAGACTTTGGTAAGTTGACAGATACTGTTCAGTTTGCTGGTGCTTTACAGTTCATGCCTACATACAAAGAATACAGAAAGTTTGTAGCATTGTGTAGACCACTTGTATTCTATGAAATGGGTTCAGGTAAACCTTATGCACACTCAACTGTAGAACGTGGTATTTATGACTGTGCTCCTTGGTTGCTTACTGAGTTTGGTCTTGCAATAAATCCAAACATGGAACCACTTCCAGGTGGATTTGATAAGTTAGCAGGTAGATATAGAATGGCACCAACTGCAAGACTTTGTTTAGCAGATGACTTGCCAAATCTTCACAAAGATGTTATATCTTATAAGCCTGTACCACGATTAAACACAGCAAGTAACACAAGAACTGGTGAACGTTTAAGAGTTAATAATCAGTTTAAGGTTGATACAAAAGGATGCTTTGAAACTGTCAATGAAATGAAACCAGGAACTGTAGACTTGAAAGATAAGAGCAAGCATGTACAGTATATGGATACGTTCTTGTTGGAATCTGATGAGACTTCATATTTGAATATGAAACTTGAAAAGCAGAGAGCACAGGAATGGAAGGATGCATTTGGTGACAGCAAACCTATCAAAGCTGAAACACTCTATAAAGAGCGATTGCAGTTTGCACGAAAAGAAGCTGAAAGAATCTTTAATGATGGAGTTGCATGCAGATTAGTATACTCTGGTGCAAAGTCTTATCACTTGCTCATTCGTGTTAAAGATGCTCCAAAGAATCTTGAGGAATATGCATGGTTACATGCTTATCTTTGTCAGACAGTATCAGACAAATTATCATTTGATGAAAGTACATGTGACCCAGGTCGTTTGACACGTAGTCCTATCAAACTTGAACGTACATCATCAGCTTATGATATTGTTGTTGAAGGTACACAAGACTTAGTTTGTGAGAACTGGGAACATGTGTATGATATTGAATGGCGTGATTTGTATGAGTTGTGGTTGCATAGACCATTGAAAGCATATGAACAGGTTAATGGCAAACGTCTTATACCTACTAAGCCTGAATATCAGGAAGCAGCTGAAGCAATCATTGATACTTCGTTCTGGACTGATAGTAAGTGGGATGGAGATAGACAACGTTGTTTCTTCCCTGCTTATCGTGTTCTTCGTCTGCTTGGTTACACTCATCAACAGTTATGGGATGAAGGCCTCATGACAAAAGGTATCAATAACTACAAGAAGAAGGAAGACATTACGTACTGGAAGACACGTGATAAGTCAAGTATTGTAGCAGCTATTGATGAACAGATAGATGAACATTTCAACATGTTAAGTGAGGAGGAATAGCATGGAACAGGAAGTTATCTTTGATGACCCAGTTTGGGAATACTGTGTAGCAACTAAGATTAAACCATACATTGATGCAGTTAAGAAATGGTGGGAGCAGTATGAAAAAATGCAGGTACGTGGTACTGGTGTGTTTGATTTTGATTGTGAAGGTGTTGATGAAGTTCCACCAGGATTGATGGTCAGAGTTACAAGCACAGCTGTACGTTCACCTATTAAGAATGTCCAGGCTTTTCCATTTGTTCCTACATCATATCTGCAGATTGCTGGTGTTCCAGGTGGTGTCAATAGAATGGTTGAACGTGTCTGTAAGAAAGGTTTAATCATTGATGACATTCAGTGTGTTGAGAAACATAACCTACCAAGTACATATCAGAAAGGGCAATTCATTGCTTTTGTTCCTAAAGATGTGTATGAAGGCTCACAGCGAATGGGTAAGTTTGTTTACATGACAATAACAGAACTGTGTGCTATGGCTAAAGGCACGCTACCACAGTCAGTTGTCTGTAAATGTTATCAATATATCAAGTAAAATAATTATTAGCTAATAAAATAATTTTAATTATTTTATTAGTATAATTATACACATACTCGTATGAGTATGACAAATTTAATTTTGTGCTTGTTAGTTCAAGCACTAGGAGTATCTTATGGCTAAAGTAGCAGAAGACACAAGTTTCTTGGAAGGAATGGAAGGCACAGGTCTTGATTCCATCACAGCAAATGAACAGGCAATTCCTTACCTTGGTATGGTTCAGCCTGACGGAGAAGCAGCTGCAAATGGTGCAACACCAGGTGTATGGCGCAACTCAGCAACAGGCGAAGAATATGGTAATGTAATTACTGTTGTTCCTCTTGCATTCAAAGTTATCTGGAATGAACGTGAAGGTTCTACTCCATTCCGTACTGTTGGTCGTTATGAACCACACTCAATTGAAGTAACAATCCAGCAGCCAAAAGGTGGAAAAGGTTATCCTAAGATGATTAACCCTGAAACAGGCAATGAAGTTCAGGAACTTTACATCTATGCTGTAATGTTGCCAGAACATCCTGAAGCAGGTGTTCTTCTCTTCAATCCAACTGTAAGTTCTATGACTACATGTAAAGCATGGAACACACAGCTCAAAGGTCAGATTCTTCCAAATGGTAAACAGGCTCCAATCTTCGCTTACAGCTGGGATTTGGCTTCAGACCTCGTTGATAACCCTCAGAAGAAAGGTGCGAAGATGGCTAAGTTCGTTAAAGTTCAGAAAGGAACAATCATCACAAAAGACCTCTTTGAACAGAGTGTTCAGCCACAGCTTCCACAGATTCAGCAGACAGTTCTTTCTATCACAGCAGAAGCTGGTACAGAAGAAGCAGCTGACTAATTCGTAAATATAGCCAGTATACTGGATAACTTGACATGTGTAAGACCGACGCGTTATGCGGGAGTGGGAGAATAAATAAAACATAAAAGAAGTCAAGTGAGTCCAGTTACTGGCTTTTATTATCTTCGAGGAATATTATGCCATTTAATACAAACAACATTAAATCACAGTTCAATCCAAACAACGTTGTAAAAGAAGATACAGGCAAGAATCGTCTTGACCTTATCGAACCTGATTTCATCCTTGGTATTGGTGAAGCTCTTACATTTGGAGCTAAGAAATACACAGACAATGGATGGAAGGATATTGAAAACAAGCATGATGATAACTACGCATCACTCATGCGTCACATCATGGCATGGCGTAAAGGTGAAAAGAAAGACCCTGAATCTGGCTTAAACCCATTGCTGCATGCTGCTTACAATCTCATGGTGCTTTACTATGATGATTGTCAGAAGGAGAAAGACTAATGATTATTCTTGGTATATCTCTTGGTTTTAATAGTTCTGCTTCATTGTGGCGTGACGACAAGTGTCTCGCTTCATTGTCTCAAGAACGTGTAACAGGTGTGCGTAACACAAAAGAAATACCAGTACTTGCTGCTAAGAAATGCTTTGAAATTGCTGGTGTTGATGATAAAGACATTGTTGTTGCGTTCAGCCATTATGAAGGACTCAGCTTTGAGTATCTTGAAAAGAACTTTCCTGATTGTATCTCTGAATCAGATTGTCCTAAAGCTGTCACACCAGAACAGTGGCTTATAAACATGATTGAAAAAGCAACAGGAAAAACAATCATGCACATGGAACGTATTGAGCATCACACAGCTCATGGATATTCAGCTTATGCTGTCTATGGTAAAAGTCATAAGAAGCATACTGTACTTACAATGGATGGATTTGGTGATGGTCGTTCAGCATGTCTCTGTATCAGTGATGATAAGAACACAGAAATTAAAGCTGAACTTCCTTTGATTAAATCTCCTGCGTTGTATTATCAGTTTGTAACTGGAGCTCTTGGATTCAAAGAACATCAGCATGAAGGTAAGATTACTGGACTTGCAACTGGTAATTACATTGATTCAAATGACAAACGTATCAGTGATGCTCGTGACTTCTTCACAGAACTCTGGACAAATGGAACAAATCTTAAGCCACTTGATGAAACAGAAAAAGAAATGGTTGCTAAATCAACAATCATTGATTTTGATAAGTTCTTACAGCTTAAGAAAACAATCTATGCTTTTGTAAAGAACAGACTTAATGATGATTACTCAGCTGATAAGATTCTTGCTCATCCAGAAGCAATAGCTATTGCTGTAGCAGTGCAGAGATTTGCTGAAGAAATCGTCTATTCGTTCTTGTTTGAAAATCGTGATGAGATTACAAGTGAACTGTATCTTGCTGGTGGTATGTTTGCTAACGTTGCAATTAACAGAATGTTTGGTTCTGATTATGAACACGTGTACATTTCTCCTGCAATGGGTGATGAAGGTACAGCAATAGGTGCGGCAGCTTGCTTAGTCGATATGAACTTTGGATTGGCAGATGAGTTCCATCCAGAGTACATTATTGATGGAGGTCTTCCAATCGAAACATTACCAGTTAAGAATCTCAATATAGTATGTGACTTAATTGGTTGTGGAGATAACATAGTTCATCTCTGCACAGGTCGTTCTGAATTTGGACCACGAGCTTTGATGCATCGTTCATCACTGTTCCCTGCTACACTTAAGCGTGAGACAGATAAACTCAACCATGCTATGCGTCGTTCAGAGTTTATGCCTTATGCTCCTGTATGTAGAGCTGAAGATGTTGATAAGCTTTTCATTGGTTGGGAACCATTTGAAAAATCACTTCACTTCATGACAGTTGCTCTTATAACAAAACCTGGTATCATGGATGAATATCCAGCAGGTGTTCATAAAGATGGAACTTGTCGTGTGCAGGTTGTACATAAAGATGTACCTTGTGAAAAGCAGGCTTGGGACATTCTTAACTTGTACAAAGAAAAGTCAGGTAATGACATCATGATTAACACATCATTCAACATGCATAATGAACCTACTTGCTGTACAAAAGAGCAGTGTAATTCTGCATGGGAAAGAAGTGGTGGACTTGGTAAATTATACTTTAAGACGGAGGAAAGATAAATGGCAGACTTAAATAGCTTTGCTTTTACAGGTCGTCTTACTAAAGACGCTCAGATTAAGAACGTAAATGGTAAGACACTTATGGAATTGGATGTCGCTAATAACATTGGTTATGGCGACTATGCTAAAACAAACTGGCTCAAAGTAAAGATGTGGGGTGAACGTGCAAACAACATTGCTCCTATCTTTAAGAAAGGAGCTCTTGTCACAGGTCAAGGTGAACTCAGCACAAATGAATGGACAAGCAGCAATACAGGTGAAAAACATGTAGACCTTGTTGTCACTGTTATGAATGTTCAGTTGCTTGCTTCTAAGAAGTCTGACACAGCTGAAGAACCTGAGAGCACTGAGAATGATGATAAAGACCCAGTGTTCTAATTAAAAACATATTAGCTAATAATTAAATTATAATACTTATTGTAATATAATATAATTACTTTAAGCGTAGGTTTGATAGTACCTTAAACTAGCCTCACTCCATTTGCCAGTAGTTCATAGGAGTGTTGGAGTACAATTGCTGGGTTCTGCAGAGGATAGGGAGCAGAGTAAAGGAGAAACCTATCCACCGTGGACTATAGTATAATGGCAGTACACAAGCTTAATGCTTGAAAGTTCAGGTTCAAATCCTGATAGTCCAGTAACAACATACTTTGTTGTACCATTAAAGCACACTCTTGATGAGTATGTCAGAAACTCTCCGGGATGGTTAGTCAGCTGCATGACTGGAATGCAGTAAGCGTAAGCGAGTTGGTCGTTGACCAGCGAAAGCAGTGTTAGTATTAGCACTGCTTCTTCTTTGCACTATAGTGTAATGGTAGCACACAAGCTTTTGGAGCTTGAAAGTTCGGGTTCGAATCCTGATAGTGCAGATAGCCTAATCTGAGGCATCGTTCCTGCCGGAATGAGGTTCTTAGCGGTACACACTGCAGTATGTACTAGCCAATGATGATGGCGAGCTAGGTCTTAATTCTTTCGCAAGCGTCCTTGACATTTTGTCAAAATGAAAGATGTTGCAACACAGGTTTCCTGTAGCCTGACAATAAGCAGGGTGATACAGTGCTCGTAATTGGTAGCGAGGCCGTGATTGAACGGAATGTGCTGGTTCAAGTCCAGTCTGTATCAATTGACATAGTGTCTGGATTCTAGATAAGACAGACCCTGGACAAAGTACAAGTCCTGTGTCAATGGTAGCTGTTCGTCAAGTGGTAAGACGGTTCAATGCTTAGTGCATTAGGTATTGAATGCTTAGCGGCATGTGCAGGTTCAAATCCTGTCAGCTACTCATAGAAGTTCAGTTCCAAAGAGCATACTGGAATGTCCGCTAACGACTGATGTCATGCGTGGTTAATAGACAGATGAAACCAGGTTGTACGATGTAATGGTACATGCAGCTCAGGTCTGAACTTCTTTTACATTTATATTTAGGAGGCAGCTATGCAGGAAATAGCAGGTAAGGTTGTAGCAAAAAAGATTGCAGCAACTTGTTATCATGATGAAATCCACAAGGTCATATCTCGCTACAAAAATCAAATCCCATTTTCACAGTTACTTTCTATCACAAACTCTGTTCTTAGAGAAGAACTAGAAATCAATCTAGACTTAAAACCAGAAAAACATCTAAAACATGCTATTCATGGTCATGGATTCAAGTACGTGTGTGAAGATACACTTGAACTTCCAAATGTACCAGCATGGATTGCTGAACAGATGACTGAATCTGAACGAGCAGCATTTGCTAAATGGTATAACAAGGTTCAGAATGAAATTGAAGCTAATAGATTAGGTGACACTCTGCAGTCTGACAAACCATTTATCCATCATTGCTCTTCTCAGGAAATAGCAGAAGCAGATTGTGATGGTGACATCAGACACTGTAAAGATGCTTGTCATAAAAGGAGTAAGAATGGCTAAACGATTAGTTGCAATAGATATTGAAACGCATGACCCACATCTTAAAGATATGAAGAGTGATGGCTCAATGCGTAAAGATGGTCGCATCCTTTGTTGTGGTGCTTTTGGTGATGGCATTGATGAGGTCTTTGATTTTGACAATCCAAATGATGTAAGACATTGTAAGGACATTATTGAAGACCCAAGCATTGATAAGATATTCCATAATGGTGTATATGATACTGCTTGGCTTTGCTGTGGATATAATTTTGATATTCATGGTACTATTCATGATACAATGACACGTGCAGCATTTATCGATGAGTATCAGTCACTTGGTCTTGATGACTGCTGTAAGCGCATGCGTCTTAAAGGTAAGAACAAGGACGAGACAATTGAAGCATGGTATGCTGGTTGGCAGAACATAATGAAAGGTTGTGCTAAAGGTTTGAAGAAAGGTATGTTGCTGGGTAATGAAGTTTATAACCCAGATGATGGACAATCTTACAAACTATCTGATAATGAACTTGCTTGTCTTATTGATGGTTCCTTTAAGAAAGATGTATGGAGCAATGTACTTGCTGTGTGGGCAGACCCTGAAGGTAGAGCTCTTATGAAGAAGTATAACAGACAGGACTGTATTGCTACACGTCAGTTATTTGATGTACAGGAACCGTTCATGAAAGGTTCTGAAGAAGCTTATCAGGTTGAATGTGATTTGTACTATCTGCTCATAAAAATGAAGAAGCATGGTGTTAAGCTTGATTTGCAAAAGCTTGAAGAAATGACAGCAATCGTTGATGCTGACATGAACAAGTCAGAACAAGTTCTTAAGGACATGTATGGCATTGATAAAGAAATACTTGCAAGCCCTAAGAAGTTACGTGAACGAATGAATGCTATGGGTATTCATTCTCCAATAATAACTAAAACAGGTGAATCATTTGCAGCTGATGCTCTTGCTCGTATCCAGCATCCTGTAGTTGAAAAGATTCTTGAATTCAAGAACTATGAAGCAATCTCAGATAAGTACTTACATGGCTCATTGCAGAAGAACTTGATTGGTGACAGAATTCACTGTACATTCTCACCTAATAAGCGTGAAGAAGGTGGTACAGTTACTGGACGCTTTGCTTCATCAGGTCCTAATTTGCAAAACATTCCAGCAAAGAATAAAGGTCACGGTACTGACTACTCACAGGACATGCGTTCATTGTTTATTCCTGAAGAAGGATGTATGATGGGAGCATTCGACTACTCACAGATTGAATACTTGCTTCTTGCACACTATGCTCAAGGCCAGCAAGCTGAAGAGTTCAGAGCACAAGCAAATGCAGGTGTAGATTTCCACACTGTTGCTATGGGTATGACTGGTTTGACATACAGACCACTTGTAAAGACATATAACTATGGTGTAATCTATGGCATGGGTTGGAGAACATCTATGGAAAAGAACTACACTATGTTTGAAAAACTTGCAGCAGCTGAAGGAATAAGTATTGAAGAGTTTGCTAAGAAAACATACAACAACTATCATGCTAAAATGCCTGTTGTTCGTGACACAATGTCTTGGTGTCAGAACATGGCAAAGCAGCAAGGTTATGTTGAGTGTCTTGGTGGACGTAAGCAGCATAAACCAAAACCAATGTATGACCCTGCTACAGGTCAGATAAATGACTTCATTTACAAGATGTTAAATAGACTTATTCAAGGTTCTGCAGCATACATTCTTAAATATGCTCTTCGTGATTCTTGGAAAGCAGGTGTGTTTGATGTGTGTACAATGCATATCACAGTTCATGATGAAAATGTAATAAGTATTCCTTTTAATAAGGAAGGTACTGAAGCAGCAGCAGAAATGAAACACATTATGGATATGTCTTTCCATGACCAGCTTCTTGTTCCTATGAAAGCATGTGGTGAAGTAGGTCCTAACTGGGGTTATTGGTCTGATGACATTTGGAATGAGATGCTTAAAGGAAACTTCAATCCTGCATTCTTCAAGAAAGATTATAGAGAGACACACTAATGGATGCTAACTTATTATACAGTAGAATGTTATCACTTAAGGCAAAAGGTAAGAGCTTTATTCTTATCTTGACTAAGGAAACAATTAACCAACTTGTCAAGAATGAAATACCTGAAGCAAACATGGACGATATAAACACTGCTGATATGTGGTTTGCTGGTGTACATGTGTATCTTGGTTTAATGGACAAGATTGTTCTTATTGAAGGTGAGATATGGCTGGAGTAAAAGAATATTCTATTCAAGGTTATGTGAATCCTGAACTATGTATAGAGCTTGGTACTTTCAAAACAAGTCAAAAGCTTCATGATGTTTGGGATTTGATAATAAAAATATTTGATGATGGCAGCGTACCAGAAGGTATCGTTGCGAGGAGAATTAAATGATGACAAATGAATCATTGAAAGTCACTTGTCCTGTTGTTTTGTTTGAAGGTGGAATCATGCCAGTCTACAAAACAAAGAAAGCAGCATGTGCTGACTTATCTGTACCTGTAAAGGTAGTTATTCCACCTCATAAATCAGTGATGGTTGGACTTAAGATTGGATTTGAGATACCTGATGAAATGAAGATTGTCATGTATCCAAGAAGCAGTTTGCTGATTAAACGTGGATTGTTTCAGCCTACATCAATCATTGAACCTGATTATAATGGTCAGGAAGTACATGCTCCACTGTTTAATGGAACTGATGAAGAAGTCGTTCTTGAAGCAGGTGATAGAGTATGTCAGATTGAATGTGTACCACGTTATGATTGTGTAAGCTGGGACCATGAAGATGTAGAACGTAACATTGTAAACGGTGGATTTGGGAGTACAGGAAAATGAGTTATTCAACACGAGTAGTTAGTCAGCAGAACACTCTTACATACAAAGAGTTGCTGTGTAAGATGGTAAGATACATGAAGATTGATGGAATTCCAGGTATTGTGGCTGAAGCACGTTGCTTACCAATTGAGTTTGAACCATCTGGAATTATTGAAGGTAGCAGTGAGAAATACCTTGAACATGAATTTGCATGGTATCAGTCAATGGACCTCAGCATTAAGAATCATCCAGGCATTGAGAAAAATCCAATCTGGCAAGGCTGTGCTGCACCAAATGGTAATGTCAACAGTAACTATGGTTGGTGTGTTTTCAGCAAAGAAAATGGTGACCAGTTCACACATGCTTGTAATGCTCTCATGAACGATAAGAATAGTCGTCGTGCTGAGATTATCTATACACGTCCATCAATCCATGTTGACCAGTGTGATGATATTCATGCTCATCAGGACATGACTTGTACAAACTATATTATGTTCTTGATTCGTAACAACACTCTTGAACTGCATGTTCATATGCGTAGCAATGATGTGTGGTATGGTTTGAGATATGACCTTGCCTGGCAGCAATATGTTTTTAGTAAGATGTATGGATTGCTAAAAGCAAGATATGCTGATTTGAAAGAAGGTAATATCATATGGATTGCAGACAGCTTGCATTTGTATGAGCGTAATGTTGAAGATGTAAAGCAGTACATTGCTGAGTTGGAGGAACCTAAATGACTTTCATAGGTAGAGCAACACAGGCAATGTTTCACGCAATAGCAAGTGATACATATGTCAGAGTGTTTGAATGGTTTAAGAAGCATCCTGAAGCTCAGTTTGCATACTGGGGTAAGGATGAGTTCTTAAGTGATAAAGCAACAGAAGATGAAAGGAAAGATTTTGTTGCTAGACATCCAGAGATTGATGACCTTAACGACCATACAACTGTTATGATTCTTAATGATTCAGTTATACTTCAGACTTTCTGTCCTAGACTGAAAGCAGGTGTGAAGGAAATTGTTGATGATGGCATAACAGCAGAAGATTTACCAGATGTGTACTATGTAATAGAACCTGATGGTGACAATTATCGCTTGACATTAAGTCATAAATAAAAAAAAGGCCCTCTTGCGAGGACCATAAACCCTGGTTAGTAGGAGACTGGAACTGACCAGGGTTTTATTTTGCTACTTCGTCTGGTAAGTCTCCGTTCTTCATGAACACGAGACAAACAGCATTGATACAGCCAGAAGCTGCTTCAATACATCCGTTAATAAGTGGTGCTTTATCCGGAAAGATAAGCGACACACAAGTAACAGCAGCTGTTGTAATAGCAGTGTTACATCCGATAATGATACCTAATTTCTTCTTTGTCATAGTAATCACCTCTTAAAGTAATATATCTAGCCACCGTGGCAGCTTGATTCCTTTTGCATAAAGTATATATCCCAGAATCATTCCAACCGTTCTTAGTCCAAGTATCGCTATCAATATAATCAGTACTTTCATAAGCAGGCTGATTATCATTTCTTGTTCTGTAATAGTCGTATAACAGTCGTTCAATTGCTCGTTGATACTCGTCAAAGAGTTCGATAAGTTCATCGACCGTTCCTTCCATTGCTTGGCTTCGTTCTGTGATAGTGTCAAGTCTTCTGACACTGTTTTCAATTGCTCTGTCACGATTGCTGAGTTCGTTTTCAAGTCGATCAATTTCTCTTTGATAATTGAGGACTTCTGATTCAGTTCTTTTGTTTGTGCTGGCACAGCTGACAAACAGACAACAAGCAATGCACAGAATAAAAATAATCTTTTTACCCATTTCATTTATTCCTCCGTTATTCTTTTGTATATTCAATTGTAATCATCTGCTGTTTATTTGCATAATATTTAAGGCCATTTGAATTTAGTACATTACTTTGTGAATTATACCACACATTACAATACTTATCAGGATTAGTTGCAGTAGAATGGTCAAGGCCACCACATGCTAAAATAAATACGTCATTATTGTCACATCGATTAGCGATTGACCTGCAACGAATCATGTTTTTGATAGTGTTTGCAGGTAGACCAGTAGGTATACTATTAATTCCAGTAGCAGATGCTGTGCCGCCTGAAAAAAGTGTGTTATAACATTTACGATATATTTTTTTACCATTAAGCCAGTATCTGCCTGTAAATATTTCTTCAGCACTACAGGTATCTCTTACATTAGTTATAGGTTTGTTTGTGTCAGTTTGTTTTGTGTAAAACAATATCACATATGTGTCACTATCACTGAAATTACCTGCACCACGTATGTATACATTATCACTAGTTATATTATACCAGCAAAGCGAACTATTATTTATACCAGCTTTTTTCTCACCAGTTATTTGCATGACACTTTCAACACCAGCAGGATGGTCTGCGTTCTGCATAATGCCCCATATGTCTATCATGTCTTTGAAATTTGATGCTATGCTAGCAGGATAGGTATTCACGTTTGTGATATTTGGATATGTGTTTGTAGATGTTTTACCTTTTATAACTTTAGCATAAATAGGTTTACCATCAAGCCAGTGACTTCCAGTATAAACTTCTTCATTCAGCTTAAACTGGTATAGTTCTTTATACTGATAAACATTTACCCACATGCCATTATGCTTGATTAAAGTGCCTTTTGATTTCTTAAAAACTCCAGCTCTTTTAATTGCTTTTGCGTCAAACATAAATGTATCAGCAGTATCAGTACTAAGAGTAAACTCCATCTGTATAATTATCTTGCTGTCAGGTGCGTTTGATTTAGAATAACCTAACGCTGCGTAAGCAAAAATTGTTCCAGGTTTATCTATAGTTGATTTCTTACGAAACCAAATCCAATTGAATCTAGAATCATAACCTAATGGTGTACCTGATGATTCAATATATGTTTGACCATGTGTATCTACATTCTGTAAAACAGCTTCAAGCCTTAAACAGTCTTTAACGTTCTCACCAAGACCTGTATCAAAAACTACTTGTGAAGATTCATTAGGTACATTATCAACATGGATTGCTAAATTGTAGATAGGTCTACCATCAATCCATCTCTTACCAGTATAAACTGGAACACTTCTGTAGTACTCAAGACTTGTTACTGTATCTTTTACTTTATACCAAGTTCCATTTCTTTTAATAAGAGTACTCATATCTTACTCCTTGTAAAGACAGCCAAGCAGGTTGTCTTTACCACGTACATTAAGTTTAGCACCGTCTTGCTTCAGACCGTCCTGTTCAAATACAATGAATGTATCTGAATCAAGTAGTGCAACCAAGATACACACATGACCAAACTTGTTGTTAGCAGTTGGTCCATAAACAAGAACGTCTCCTGGTGCATAAGAACCATTGCTGGCTTTAAGTTCACCAGGATTGTAGATTAAGTCTTTAGCACCATCTACAGCAGGTGTCTGCTTGATGTTCAAAACATCTTTGCAGTACTGTCTGTACAAATCAACGCACTGATAACCATATACTTTATCCCAGTCAACTTTCTGACCGTTGTATGTTACAATAAATCTTTTAAGTGTCATTTGTACTCCTTAGCCTGCTTAAGATAAAGACGTCTTATCTCAATCAGTTGCTCAATAAGTTCTTTTGTCCACTTATGTACACGTTCTTGAAACTCATGAGTTTTGTATTCATCAAAGTGACAGTTCTGGTAAATCAAGTTATCTATCTCGTGGTACTTACAAGACAGATAAGCATCACTAAGCTCGATATGGTTGAATGTTATCCAATTGACAACCTTATCGAATACAAGCTCAAGAATACATTTAGTCTTCCAACCACCAAATTCAATACGTTCTGGCTCAATGATTGCATTTATCTTCTGCTCTAGTGACATGATAAAATCATGTGCTTCCTGAATCTGATTACGTACAATAGCACGCTCATAGAAAGCATCACGCTGCTCACCGCCAATCTGAATATGGTTAGTGTTGATACGTACTTTTAACAGCTTACCAAGTATACAGACAGCAACAATCAGCAGTATGATTCCAGGAATGTTACCAAGGAACTCTTTAGATGTAAAAATATTTCCAATTGCTTCCCACATGTAATGCTCCTATTCTACATAAGGTCCTTTCCATGGAACAAACTTATAAGAACCCCATACTCCACTATCACTTGTAAGTACTTGACCTTTACAAATAGGAAAAGTAAGAGTTGATATATGACCAATGTTGGTAGATGCGAACTTACCAACCTCTATACCATCAATATAAAATATTCTGTTACCGTATGCAGATGTAGCACCGATTGTTAATACCAGTGTGCCATCTTCAGGTGCTGTAAAAGGCAAAGCAGATATAGCAACAGCGTTTGCCCAGTCTGGACGTGGATTTAAGTTTGCTTTTGGGTTATTTATATCATTAATAACTTCTGCCTGGTCATACTTGTCACGTTCTGTTTCAGACAATGCTTCCCATTCAGCTTCTGTTCCATGCCAGATTTTTCTTGCTCCTGGCAGCAAGCGTTTCAATACTCTCTTAAGTCCTGCATAATCAAGATATTGTTTTTTCATAATTTCCTCACATTCATTTGTGTATTTGTCTGCTTACCTGTTGCTTGTCTCTGTTCCCATTTTTAACTTATATGCTTTGCGAAACGGTGTCATTGAACAGATAAGCAGGCAGATAAACAAAGTACGTCTAGGTACCAGTTTAACAAACCAGTACCTAGTTGACAGACTTTTCAGTCACTATGCGATTGGCCAGAGTTCATCGAACAGGTCGTCGATTTCTGTGTCAGTGATAGGAACCATGTCTGTATCACCGCCAGTTGCACCAGAAATCCATTCATCAGCTGAAGCATCATAAACATAAATGATACCTTTGATGAGGTCATCTTCACGTTCATAGTATGTCTTTCCTTGGTCAACGAATGTGTCTGTTGATGGTGTGTAAGTGTCACCAGACTTTTCATACCAAGAGTAAGCAGCTGGATTTTCAGAACCAGTTGGTGTTACAGCTTCGTATTTGTAAGTGTTTTCACCAGTGTAGCAGAATGCCTGCTTATCAAATGGTGATGCAGGAAGTGATTCACCGAAAGATACTTTGTCTTTGAGTGAGAACACATTACCCATAACAAACCATTTAAGTACAGGTGCTGTTTCTGTTCCTTTGTTTACACAAACAACTTCAGAGAAGGCATCAATAGTTTTACCTGCTCCTTCAACGAAGTCAGCAGTTGTTGTGTCTTCTTCAGTGATTGTGTACATCCAGCCTGGCTTAGCATCACCAAGTGCTGGAAGAGCAGATACGCTTGCTACAGCGTCCTTGAAAATGATTGCGTCGATTGATGCAAACTTTTCCTTGAGTTTTGTCAGGACTTCTTTAAGTCCGTCATAGTCAAGATACTGTTTACTTGCCATATATTCCTCCTAATTGAATATCTCATCAAAAGCATCGTCAATGTCATCGATAGGAATACCTTCGTGACCGAGCAATGCATTAAACTTTCCGGCAGCTGGAGCCTTTGTATAAAGGTTCAAGATACCAGATTCATTGATTACGTACAATGTGTCGATCTCAGCATCAGCATAAGTTGGAAGAGCATCAAGATACTCTATCTTAGCTGTTTCACCACCAATTGTGTACCAAGCACCAGATGATGTTGAGTTCTTAATATTACCTACAAGCTTACCATCTTTAAGTAAGAAGTAGATAATGTTCTCATCTGCGTCTGACCAAGTTGGCAGCACTGTAACGATTTCAAAAGCCTTAGATTCTGAACCAAGCAGGTAGAATGAACCCATGCTGTTTACATTTTTGATGTATGCTTTAAGTGTTGTTCCATTTGGAACCATGTAAATTACATCAGCATCTGCTGATGACCATGCTGGCACATTAGCAACAATCTCAAAAGTCTTTACAGTGTTACCACTAAGCTGATACCATTTACCTGGTGTAGAAGAACGTACAAAAGCAGTTGCTTCATCATCAGATACAACGATATAAATCATCTTAGGGTTTGCTGCATCCCAAGCTGGTAATGCAGAAACAATCTCGAATGCTGCATTATCACCACCAGCAATGTTGAGCCATTCACCTGGAACAGAAGAATTACGGATGTAGCATGCTGATTCAGATGTTACATAATAAATGATTCCATCTTTAGCAGTAGCCCAATCAGGAAGCTGACCTACAACTTCAACAGCACTTGCTACACTCACCATAGTCCATTCAAGACCAGTTGAGTAGTAGAAGAAGCCTTTTGTGTAGTTAGCATCTGTGATACCAGTAAACTGAACTACTTTTCCAGGATAGTCGGCTGGTGCTGGCATTTCAGGGAACTGCATCCAGTCTTGCTTCTTCTGAAAGTCAGCTTGAATAAGGTTAATAAGTTCTGTAAGACCTGTAGGTCCAAGATATTTATTTACTGCCATACTATGCTCCATTATATGCTTCAAGAACTTCACTAGTAGTGAGTTCAAGATTAGCACAGTGTTCTTCAAGATTATCAAGGCGCTGGTCCTGAATCTCCTGACCACTAATTACTGACTGCATCTGGATGTTCAAGGCATTTACCTGATTGATAATTGTCTGAATCTTACCAGTGTCAAGTGCAGCAATTTCACTTTCAAGCTGTCGCTCAAGAGTATCAAGTTTTTCATTGAACTCTTTTTTTACCTGGTTGCAGAGTTTTTTAATCTCTGCAAGGTCAGCTGGCGACATGTTACCGACTGCACGATATCCCATATACTACTCCTTAGTGAGATACATCACTGTCACAGAGTTTACGTTTCCTTCGTACACACCTTCAAGCTTTGTTTTGTTTACAACAAAAACATTACCTGTTGCGTCCATACGAACTGAAATATAATAGCAACCATCTGTAAGTTCAGCAACAAAGTTTGCTGATACAGGAATAGCTGGTAAATATCTTGCACCAACTGTAGCAAGAATATCACCCACATGAATTGATGAATCATGTACTTCAATTGTTGCCTGTGCAATTGGAAGGTTTGTCATACGACCACAGAATACAGTGTCTTCAAAAGACTGATTTTCTGTGATAATAAGCTCAGCAAGAATTTCTGCTTTAGTGTTTGCATCACCCTCAGCACGTGCTTTAGCTTCAGATGAAATGAGATTTGTGAGTTCTTCGTCAGCAGCCTGGCGCACACCTTCTTCACGTTCAATTCGTGAACGCAATGCGTCATCTGTTGTCTCACGCAACCGTGCTTCATCTTTAATCATGTCTGTGAGTTCAGCATCTTTGACTGTACGGTTAGTTGTTTCCTGAGCAACTACTGCATTTGTAAGTTCAATTTCAGAATGAACTTCAGCTTTAGCAGCTTCAATAGCCTGCTCAAGAACAGTACCGGCAGCTCTGATTTTTGAATTGATGTCATCCTCTGGAACGACAACAGCATCAAGAGCTGCTTCGAGCTCCTGTTTGGTTACCAGTTCAACATCACCAAGAACTTGTGTACTCATACTATCCTCCTAGTATTTTACTTTAATTATTTTATGTTGCACATAAGGCAACCAAATCTTTCCGTCTGTTGTTACATTTTCAGGCATAAATGCTGCAAGGTCTGGATAATCAGTAGCAAGCAATTCTGCTGAACCATCAAGAGCATGCCAACCTTCTGGAATGTCTTTAAGTACGCAAAGCTGAACAACTCCATCATGTGTATCAACTGACATTTCCTGTCCTTTGAAATTGAACACAAATGGATTGTCTGAGTGTACTTCACGGTTTTCAGGACTTGAATCATCCTGCAAATGCCAGTACATTGTTTCACCAACTCTTACACTAGCAAAACGAATAGCATCAAAGATACCACCTGACTTTACAGCCTTTTCACTGTCTTTAGTTGGTACATCATCTCTGTCATCGACATAAGCTTTGATGACATTATTCTGTACTGCATTTTCACTTTCATCTGACATTTCAGTATCAGGACTTTTTACTTTCTTGTCAATGTTATTGATAGCAGTAACTAAAGATTCAGCAGGAGTATCAAGGTCACCAAGGTGTCCTGTAAGTTCAACAACTGTTGAGCCATCTTCAGGTTCAAACTCACCTATTCTACTGTCAGTGTAGTTCTTAGCAGCCTGTAATGTTGCTTCATCCTGAGCATCAACATATTCTTTAACACCAGTATTTTGTACTGGGTTAGTTGAGCCAGCAGTTACATGCTCATCAACAGTGTAAGCAGATTCTTTAATTTCATTGATTGCTGCTACAAGGTTTGACTTGTCAGTAGTAGCCAAATCATTAAGGTCACCTTCTGCTGCTTCAGCACGTTGTGTCTCAGCATCAACATATGCTTTAACTGCTCTGTTCTCTACAAGATGGTCATTATTCTGTACAGTAGTATCAGGTTTAATGACATCCTGTTTTGTAGCAAGCAACTCATCAACTTTTTCTTTGTTATAGAGCTTCTCACCATTATGATAATTTATTTCTCTAGGGTCAGCCATCTAGTCCTCCTAAGCAGTTGTCTTTTTACCAACAATAATATGATAATCAACAAGTGGGAAAGTAGTAATGCCTTTTGCAACGAGCTCAGGCCAATCAGCAGGGTCTACTGTTGAACCATCACAAATATGACAGTTAGTTGGAATGTCAACAGGTACACCATCTGCATCAAACTTACTCCATGCGATTACATCACCGATGTTACCAACCTGAATATTTATCTGTGAAGCACTGAATCCAGTATAAGCAAAACAGTCAACAACATCATGACAATTGCCATTTGGCAAGATACAACCTTCTGAACCAATAGGACAGAAGTTAATACCAGCACATTCAAATGTAATCTGGTCAACAACCCAATCTGGTGCCTGAACAGCAAGATAAGCGTGTTTACCACCATTCCTGTCTGTACCAGCAACAATCTTAAACTTAAGAGCCTTCCAAACTGAATTGTCACATACAACAGACAAAGCTCCATTATAATCAGGTGTGACTGCAAAGTTTACAGTTGCTGAGAATGAATCTGTGTTTTTGTACTTGATGTAAGCTGTGCCAGCTTTGTCAAGAAGCATACCAAGCAGATAATAATTACCTACTGCATCTGCTCCACCTACATAAGCTGAAACCTGCTTATCTGTGAACTTAACCTGCTCAACAGCATGAACAAGTCCTTCGACATAATCAGTTGCTTTAAGAACTGGCATTTCAAAAGAACTTGCATTGAGTATTGCTTCAATAGCATCAATGTCAGCTTTAATATCAATAATAACCTGCTGACTAGAGAGGTCACCTGTTTTAAGGTAGCTAGCAAGTAATGCTGCTACTGCTGCATTTGTAGCGAAGTTAGCAACATCAGCTGAGTGCACAACGTCAGTAGGAATCTGTGACTTCAGTGCGTACTTAGTATCTGCTGCTGTCTCTGTGATAAATGCAGAAACACTTGGAATCAAGCCACGAATAGTAGCAATCTGTGCTTCTACATAAGTTTTAATACCGTGAACGTCACTTGTACCTGGTGTCTTATCAGCCGTATGCTGATTGAGTTTAGCAACAAGCTCAGAGTAAGCATTAGCAAGCTGAATCAAATCCATTGCTCTTGCTCCGCCACCTTGTGGACCGTTCCAATCTGTAAATGTACTCATACATTACTCCTATGCACTCTGCTCTCCCTGCTGTTGCTGGTCTCCTTCAGAATTAGCAGGTTGTCTTAATTGTTCACTGGCTTGCTGGATTTTTCCAAGCAGCCAGTTTCTATAGATTTCTCCAACGCTTTCTGGAATGTTATCCTCACGTTGGAGATGCTCTACCCATTTGTCTTTAATTATCTGATTCTGGTCTTCCTTCGTCATTTACAGGCTCCTGTGTTTCAGCTGCATCACCAGTTGAATAAGACTGTGTAAAGTTTACATCGTCACCATTCATTGTAATATCAGCATTGCCTTCTGTGTTAACAAGTGTGTCATCACCTGTTTCCTGTGATTCGTCAACAGGTGATTCGTCAACAGGTGATTCGTCAACAGGTGATTCATTAACAGGTGATTCGTCAACAGGTGATTCATCAACAGGTTCTGTCTGAATGAAATCTGGTTTTTCAGGAAGATTTTCTTCAGAAACAAGTTCACCCTGTTTACCATTAGGTAAAACAAGTCCTTTAGGAATTCCACTTCCAATAAGCATTTCACATTCTTCTTTACTTATCACACCAAGCATAGCAAGGTCGATAGCCAAGCACTGATAGACTTCATTTCTGCGAATGTTACGCATACTCTTATTGTTTAATCTACATGCACCAATCATTTGGTTCCTCCATCCATCACGACAAAGTCATATTGAGAAGCATAAGGTCTTCTCGCAATAACTTTCTCATTGCTATAAATATTATGTTTATGATTTTTGAGGAAGTTTAACGCTGCCTCATAGTCATTCATTTGTATCAACCTTTTGTACAATGGAGCATGCTCTACACTGATTGCTCCAGGTACTGTAGCATTAGCAAAACTAATTAGTTCACTAATCGTCCAAGGTCGACCAACATAAGTAGCTGCATACTTAGTTGGGTTATCAGCTCTTCGTATTAAAGCAGTCAATCGCAAATAATCATTAAGAGCTTTCTTGTCACTTGAGAATACTTGACTTGGTGTAACAGTAACACGAGCAGGGTTTGCTGAAGCTTTCATATGATAAGTTTTATATCGCTTATCAGCATAGTCTTCATTACCTGATATGTGCTTATCCATTTCACTAAGTACATAATTCTCAATCTTTTCAATGTCAGGCATTCCATTCTTCTTTAAGAAGCGTGGGTCTGACATCGCTTTACTCCATAGAGCTTCTTTAGCTTCTTTAGACATGTTTATAGTTTGTCCTTGAAGTTCAGCTTCTCTATTTTGTTGAGCTTCACTTTGCGCATAAGCCATCTGTTGTGACAGCTCCATGTATCTTGCAAAGTCTTCAGCTCCAAGTATCTCTCTTAAACCAGGACCACCAGCTTGAGCTTCAGCATGATTATCATAGAAGCTTGCATCAACACCTTCTACTTCTTGCTCCTGCTCACCCTTGTCCTTGTTGTTTACAATCTGTAACTTGATACCAGCTAGAGATTGTCCATGCTCTTCTTCCTGCCATTTAGCATACTCTTCTTCAGAGAGTATAGCAGTGACTGTTTCACCTGGTTTTAAGTCACGACCGTAATAACGGCCACCAAGTACCTTCTTAATATTCTCATCAGAAAGTACTACTGAATACCTTTTACCAGAACCAGTCAGCTTGTAACGGCCTCTTGATTCATATTCAAAAGGGTATCTAGCACCATGTCTCTGTCCTCGGATACGCACCAAGTCCCAAAACACAATACCAAGTGTGTGTCGTTCAGTACCATCAACTGTACTATATCGTGTAGTTTTCTTTTGTGCAAGAGATAATAACTCACCTGCTACAGCAGTCGGTACTCTATAAAATAAACATATTGCACCATTATTAGTGAATGTTACTCTTAGCACCTGTTGAACTTGAGCATACTCTAATTTAGCAATATGCCCGCATCCTTCCTGCTCAAATATTGGACCATGTGAAGGGTCACTTTTATCAAATGCATTCATTGCATAAGACAAAGCATCTTCTTCTGGTTCATCATGACTATGGAAACCTATTGTGTCACCATAGCCTGTTGTTTTATACACAGTAACGGTCTTGCCATCAGGTGTAGTTCTCTGCACCTTCTGAACAAGACCACTCTTTTTTCCTTGTCCTTTCCAACCACGTTGGCGCTTAGCATGCCAGCCCTCAGTTAAGTCCCATTCCATGTTACCTGAACTGAGTGTAGCTCTTTGACGTCCTGTTTTAGTTGTCTCAGAAACTCCTTGATACCAAGGAGCTTTTCCTACATGTGCTGCCATGCTAACCTACCTTAGACAGTTGTAATCTCGAAGATTGGACGACGGAGCTTGACAATTGTGTAGCAGTATGGGTACTCAGTGAAGAGTGCTCCCATTTCATGCATAGCAACTGGCATGCGGTTTTCAGGGTGTCTGATACCAGCTCCCTGAATATTTGTCATGCGGCCATCACGCAATGTTGGTGAACCGTATGTGATGCGCTGTGAGAGGTCAAGCTTAGCAATGACTTCATTTGGAATTGTGAGGTTTTCAATTGCAGGTGGCTTCTGATTACCCCATGTTTCCTGAATGTATTTGTCAAGTTCAACTGTTGCGTTGTCCCAGCAGTTGTAAGACATGTCATTCTTTGGTCCGATAACGATAACATCAGTTGGCATGTTAAGGTCTTCAACAACATCAGAAATAGTAGAGTTACCAATCTGATAAGAAGTTGTCTTAATACCACGCTGATAAATGATTGGGCCTTCAACGAAGTTGTCACGAAGAACTTTTACGTTTTCGCCTTCTTCATATCCCATTTCGATACGTGTTACAGGGTTCATCCACATACCAATTTCTGCATAAGGCACTGTTGATTTTGTCAAGAATGCTCCACGCATGATAGCATCGATGATGTGTTCATTTTCCTGCTGAACAACATATCCACCGGCCTGCTGTGTGCTGTAGCGCAAGCGGTTTGGCTGGTCGCGGAATGGACGGTCAAGTCCAAGACGGTGTTCAACGCCATTGTTCATTTCGTTAGGGTCAGTGTACCATGCGAAAATATCTGCAAGACCTTCCATAGCACCAACAACTGCATTGCTGTTAGCAGTGTATTTTCCTGAGCCTGTGTAATTGAACATGTCATATTTACCAGCATAAGGACCAGAAGAAACTGTGATTGCTTCAGCTTCCCAAGAATCTTCGAATACTGAAGAGTTAGCTGTAACTTCACGGTTACCAACAACTTCAAGGAAGTTACCTTCATTCCAGTCAGATACTGTTGTACCAACAGAAAGCAATGTAAGATAACCTGGCTGATTTTCAAGAATCATGTACATTTCAGAAACATCAGCTGCACCCCAAGGAGCATTTTCTTTTGTTTTGATAATATACTTACCAGCCTGGAAGTTACTGTTAAATACGTTGATAGGAGCTTTAATACGGAATGGAACACGTGTTGTACCTGTACCTGTAATATCAGAGCTTTTGAAGTTGTTTGGACAGAGTGTCAAACCAGTTGTTGCGTGAACTGTATTGTCGTTGAACTGTGGTGAAGAACCACCACGCCACATAGGACCATCCTGATAAGGAGCAGAAAGCTGATGAATAACACCAAACTGTCCATGAATAGCAAAGTTCTTGAAAAGAGCGGCAACATTCATGCGCAAACAGTGCATGTTTGTTGAGAAGTCATTTTCAAATGCAGCTCTTTTGTCTG